CCTCCAATGCCGCCCGCGCCGCCATCCTGTCCTAGGGCGCCGCCCGAGCCGCCCGATCTCATCACATCCCCACCAGATGCAGAGCCACCGCCGCCGCCGGCAGAGTAACCGCGGCCGCCCGCCGCAAGAAGCGAGATCCCCAACACCAGTAGGCTTGTATCACCTCCATTAGAGCCCGCCGTGGTGGCACCGGGACCTACTGTCCAAGCGCACGCCATACTCGGAGCAGCAATCCATCTCTTGTAGACGGCCCCACCGCCACCTGCAGCCGGTGCGCCCGAGACGCTCCCCGCCCCTCCGCCCCCGATCAGCCACGCCTCCGCGACTGTCGCGAACGGTGGCGACACGATCACCCCCGAGCCCGGCCCCTTGCGGTAGGCCGCGACCACCTTCGACATCGCCGGCCGGTAGCGTGCGGCCACCTGCCGACTGGCCGCTCCGGCCCGCCCGGCGACGCCCCGCCCCGCAATCCCCTTCGGCATCAGAGATCCTCGTACTGGGCGTCGAAGACGATTCCGCCGGCCAGCGCCACGCCGATCCCCGTCCACAGGGTGTCGCCGGGCCCCAGCCTCAGCGGCGTGGTCTCGGAGAAGCCGAAGTCGGTCACCGGGGCGGCGGTGGTCTGGGCCATGGTGTAGGCGCCCATCAGGGCCGAGCCGATCAGGTAGAGCGTCGTCCCGTTGTCGGGCGAGCGGTAGAGCTGGAGCTGCGTGGCCGTGACGGTCGCCCGCGGCGCCGCCTTCAGCCCGTAGAGGACCGCCCCGTTGGGGCCTGGAGTCACCAGCTTCACCGCGTTGGCGGCGTCGGCATAGGTGGTCTTCGCCGCCGTGCAGACGGCGTTGGCCGACTTCACGCTCTGCGGGGTGATGATCGAGTTGGGGGTCACGGACATCGGTTTCGTCTCCTAGAGGGCGGTCGCCATGGCGACGGCGAAGGCCTCGCGGGCGGCGGTGAAGGCGGCCAGGTCGGCCAGGTCGGCGACGGCGGGGGCGCGCCAGGTCGGCGTCGTCCCGTCGGTGGCCAGGAAGCCGCCGGCGTTCCCCGCCTGGCCCGGCAGCACGCCGGCGTTGGCGGCGAAGGCGGTGGCGTCCACATAGGCCCGGGTGGCGGCGTCCTGCGCGCCGGTCGGCTCGCCCACGCCGGTGATCCTCTGGCCGGCGAAATCGCTCGCCTGCACCCGCCACACGCCCGCCCCATCGCAGATCACGGCGATCCGCTCGCCGGGCTGCACCACGGCCGCCGCGCCCGCCCCGGTGGTCAGGGTCAGCGCGCCCGCGCAGGCGTTCCAGACGAGGTAGCTCTTGCTGACGCTCGGGACGGTCACCGTGAACGGCCCGGCGCCGGTGAACTTGACCATCGCCGCGCGGGCCTCGTCGTCGCCGGCGTTGGCGGTGGCGAGCGCGGCGTCGCCGCTCAGCGGCTTGGTCAGCCAGCCGGCCACCGCATAGTCGGCGTGCTGCAGGACGGCGTTCAGCTTGTCGCCCCACAGGTTGATGTTCTCGCCGGTGAACTGCAGTTCGAACCGGAGCGAGGCGGACCAGGAAGAAGGCATCAGGCGATCGGGGCTCCCGTATCTTGGCGGATCCAGTGGAGGCCGTCCGAGTGGGCGAGGATGTTCAGGTCGCTCACCAGGACGACGGTGTTGGGGTAGGCGCCGGCCGGCGGCAGGGCGCCGCTCGCGGCGGCGAAGACGCGCTTCGGCTCGGCCGGGACCTGCAGCCCCGCCACAGCGTCGCGCAGCGAGGCCAGGATGGCGCGCAGGGCGGCCGGCGCGCCGGGTGGAACCACGGCCCCCATCAGCGGCCGCTCACGATGTCGAAGCCGCCCCGCGACCGCGGAATGTCGGTCGCCAGCGGCCCCGGCGCACGGCTGCGCGCCGCCTGGGCGTCGATCTGCGAGAGCGCCAGCTCCAGCTTGGTTTCATAGGCCTGCGCCAGCTCCGGATCGCGCAGGAACGGCGCGGCCTCGCACAGCGTCGCGAACAGGTAGGCGTCCGGGCCGGCGGTCAGCAGGGCGTTGGTCGGCGCGGCGTCCGAGAGCTGGAACTTCGCCAGGTAGCGCAGCACGAAATCGCTGGCCGCCTCGCACGGCCGCTCGAACGCCAGGTTCGCCCCGTCCACGCTCCACATCGCCGGCTCGCCGCGCAGGCTGAGCGCCGCCAGCAGCCGCGGCTCGACGAAGCGCAAGGGCCGCCTCGCCCCGTCCGCGCCGACGATCCACAGCGCCAGCGGCTCGGCGAAGGCGGCCGGCAGCGGGATCGTCCGCGCGCCGGCCGCCGCGCTCAGCGCCTGCTCGGTTTCGGCCAACCGCAGCCTCAGGCTGCGGTTCAGCCGCGCCTCGGCCAGGGTGATGAACTCCGGGATCCGCGCGGTCAGGTCCGCGCGCACCAGCCAGTTCGCCGCCGCCGCCTGCAGCTCGGCGTAGGTCGTGATCGCCATGAAGAAGGTCCGATGTCGGGAAAACAGGGGCCCTCTCCCCGCTCGCGGGGAGAGGGAAGAGCCGCCGCTAGTTGTTGGCCAGCCGGCAGGCGAGCTGCGGGCGGACCGTCTTGAAGCCGTAGAGCACGTCCAGACGGCAGGGGAACTTGTCGTTGTTGATGTCGTACTGCCGCACGATCCGCATCGAGACGCCGTCGAACACCTCGCGCGCGGCGAAGTCGACGCCCCTGGGCATCACCATGTCGGCCGTGGCGAAGGCGAAGGCTCCCTTCTGGTAGGCCATGGAGATCCCGTGGGCCTGCGAGGCCGTGCCGGCGAAGACGATCGAGGCGCCGGCCGCCGGGGCCGCCGAGACGGTCTGCAGCGCGCCCGAGGTGACGATCGCCGGCGAGATCTGCATCGTCCCCGCGCCGCCCGCGTAGTCGGCGGTCAGGGTGAACGGCTGCAGGTCCTTGCCGACGGCCTTGGTCTCCGGATGCACGCGATAGACGCCGGCGATCGTGAAGATGTCGCCCTTCGCCGCCGCGCCCGCCCCGGTCGAAACCGTCAGCGACGCGCCGGTCTGCCCCGCCCCGCTCACCACGTAGGCGGTGTTCGCCGCGCCCCGGGGGTGCGAGGGCCACAGCGTGTTCTCCATGAAGTCGAAGCCCGCGGTGCGGCCCATGTAGCCTTCGCGGTTCTGCTTGGAGATCGTCGTCTGGTCGTTGAACAGGCCCTTCAGCGCGTCCACCAGGTCGACGTTGTCCTGGGTGTTCAGGTTGCAGGTCCGCGCGGCCAGCGGCGCCAGGTTGTCCACCAGGATCTTGCGGCCCTGCAGCACCTTGTTGAAGGTCGCGGGCTGGCCCTGGTTGTTCACCTGGTTCCAGACGTCCTTGTACATCGACATGGCGTCGGCCTCGATATTGGCGGCCAGCACCGCCATGGCCGGCTCCAGGATGCGCTCGGAGAACTCGTCCAGCGACAGGGTCAGGTCGATGGAGGTGAAGTTCAGGTCGACGCCCTTCTGGGTCTGCACCTTCAGGTCCACCGAGCTCTCCGTGGTGTCCTGCGCCGCCAGCGTCGGGCCGGTGCGGACCACGAACTGGTTGGGCAGGCGCACCTTCAGGGTGTCGCCGATCTTGGCGCCCTGGCGGGCGAAGCTGTCGTCGTATTCGCGCGTGATCGAGCCCACGAAGTTGAGCTTCTGGTGCAGCACGCGCAGGGCCTCCCGCGTCACCGCGGTCGGCGTCAGGATGGCGTTGGCCATTCTCGGTCCTTTCGAATTGTCGGAATGAGGCCGCGCGACGGCGCCCGAGGCGGCGCAAGCCGCGTGCTCGGGTCCGGCGGGCGCAAGGGCCCGCGGCGGCGGATTGTTCAGGTCAGCGTCCGCGTCCGGTGCTCGCGACCGTTGGCTCGGGGCGCGGTCGGGAGGGGCGCGAATCTACGGCGTCTGTCGCGGCGGCGGTTCAGCCGCCGTGCGTGTGCTTCCAGATGAGCGCGCCGCCGATCATCACGCCATAGGTGATGGCGAACGAGATGGCCGGCCACGCGACCAGGCTCGCGACGAAATACCAGAGCCTGATGCGCGCCGGTGCGTATCTGCGGATCAGCAGCCAGGCGATGATCGAGCTCACGATGGCGAACCCCTGCACCGCCACGAACCTCGCCCACGTCGGCCATGGGTGTGGAAACACGAAGAGAAGTGGGAAGCTGAGTCCCGCGGGGACGAGATCGCCGAATGCGCAGAACGCCCCCTCCGGAAGATATCCGCAGGCGTGGTTCCAGGAATAGGCTGTCGCCAGCACGCTCGCGACGAGCAGGACCGCGTACCACCACCGCGCCACTGTGCGCGGCGCCTTAGTTTCCGCGGAGCTTGATCTGTCCATTGCGCCAGGCCCCCTGGTAGGCCGCCTGGGCGTCGCGCCCGAGCGGATCGGTTCCCGATTGGCTCATGAGTCGGTCGATGATCGCCTTCTGCTCCGGCGAGAGCGTGACCGGCGGACCTTCCTCGATCCCGGTCAGGGCGCCGATGTCGCTGTGTTTCGCCGCATGCAGCGCACGATCTTCCAAGGTCTGGATCTGATCGGGCGAAAAGGAACCGCCCGTCATCCGACCGAGCGTGGCGTCCAGCCGATGATCGGCCCCGCTCCTCCGCATCGCGGCGCGCACGGCTGGGATCTCCCAATCCCATAACGCCACATGCGTAGCGTCATTTTCTCCAGGGGGCGGCGGCGCCCCAGCGTCCGGTCCCCCGAGCGGGTCCAGCAGGTGCTCCGCCAGATGGTCCCTCACCTCGCGGCGCAGGCTCTCCAGCTCGTCGGGCGCGCTCATCGGACTCTCCATTTCGGCAAGCTAGACCATTTGGAACGAAAACGGAACTTCATCAACGTCCCTTCCTGAGCTGCTCGTTGCGCCGGCGCATCCATTCCTTTGTGCCCAGCTCGTCGCGCACCCCGCCGC